CGTGAATTGAACGACATTTGTCGTGACGTTTCCGGTATCTGTGACATGCTGAAGTGTTTTGTCGGAGGCTACCACCGCTGTTTGTACGATTTCGTTCGTCGTCGCGTTATACGCTAAAACATTCGTACTCGACACGAGGTCTTCCCGAATGGGTGACGCGAAAAAACCGCTGTGTGGCGCCTGTATGATGGTTTCCGAAGCATTCACAATGATGGTATTATCAGCCTGCGTGTGAGGTTGAAGTTTACCAATGCGAACTTTCTCACCTCGTTCCACGGTATTAAGGTTCTTCGCCATTTATATAAATTGGCATTTTAATTTGCAAAACGAAGTGCACCAATACCATTTTGTATCGTAAATATGTTGTACGAACACGCATAAATTTTATCAATTAAATTTCTGCTTTCACTGTGAATTTTGAACGACGACACGCGTGAAAAATTGAGTGTTCCTGTGGGTTGCAGCGTACTGGTGTTATTTGCAAAGCTGTACAAGAACGTATCCGGAGAGGTCACGGCACTGGTGTGATAATACGACGTGACATCCATGAAATTAGGTCTCGCCCACTTAAAAGGCGCGAGTTCGACGCCGTTGACTGAAAGTTTAATTCTATTATCCGGTGCCGTGAGAACGCTGCCCGCGGTCGTGTTCGAGGACGCGATGAATTTCACTGGGTGATTGAACGTCAACTCCTGCGTGCGTTCGAACGAGGGTGCGGTCGATTGAATTTGATACATGAGCATGTGAATCGTTTGTCCCGCGATTTGCGCTCTTTCGATGGCGTCGAGGAAATAATAATTGCTGTGACATTCCCACGTGTAGTTTCCAGCGGAAGGTCCCCAACGAATTCTCAGTTCAACCTCCTGATACGCGAGGGCGCACATGGGAATCGCCGATTCCACGGCTTCGCAAAAAAAGAATCGCAAGGGGTAAAACCACGAGGACCGACCCCCTGGTCCGAGCGAACCTTTCGAGACGTTTTTGGCAAACATATCCAACGCGATGTTTTGTGAAAAATCGGAGGTTTGTTCATCAATAACCTGTCCCCCGACGACGAGCTGCACGCTCTCGATGAGTTGCGTCCAGTCAGAAATTTCAAAAGTCGTGGTTCCGTTGTCTACGGTGAAATAGGTGTATCCGAGGAGGTCGCCGTTACGAGCGAGCGTGATGGAGGAATATGCGTTTGATTTCACGGCTCCTTGAATCTGTTGTTTCTCCACAGATTGTGCGAAAGGGGTGTGTCTTTTATAAGAAGCAGAAAAGTGACTCATTTCTGGTTCGCTCGAGATCCATTCATCTTGAGCGCCCAGGCACACGAGTTGGGCGATGCCAGCAGACATCTCTGTTACAATAGATTAAGAAAAATTAAAGATTCGGTCTCCTGCAAACAAAACGAAGGACAAAAAAATTAGCTCCCGAATCTGAGGAATTTTTGATGGTGTTCCCATTCTGGTCCAACAAGGTCACGGACAACTTATCGATGCGACGAATGGGATCGATGTATTGCACGGCGATCGGGTAGTTGTCCTTAAAGGTGACCAAACTATTTCCACTCACGTGCGTCGCCGTGTCGGTGATGATGCTCCCGAAAGAACTTCGGACCACCGAGATGTTACCCTGGCCTGTGTGTGCATTCGACGTGCCGGGAATGGCGGCGCGGTCGTTGAAGTGCGTGTCGAGTTCGTCGATGGAGAGATAGAGGTGTTCAGTCTGAACATTCGTGTGCACGTGCGCGGCCAAAAGTCTGGCTTGCACGACATTTCGAAGCGGGGTTTGCAAGTGCGCGACAAACGTGTTCGCGCTGGCCTGACCGATGCTGTCTAACGTTATCGTGTGATATTCGTAGGCGAGGTCGGGAATCGTCGAATCCGATGTTACCAATGCCATTTTATATTAGTTACTTAGATAATTTCGTAGTCCGCTTGCTCGCGCACCAATTTTTCGGCACCGCACACGCCACCCGGTCTACGCATGGAATACGTGCTTTCGCCTTCGACCCCACTCCCGGCCACGCACTTGACATCGTACGGGAGGTCGAACAAAGACCCTTCGTTCTTCGTCTTGATGACCAAAGGCATCGGTTCGTAATAACTGCGCGTCATGGTGATGACACAAATCAAAACCAATAAGACCGCAATCGAGGACAGGGCGCTGCGGTTGACTCGGTTGAGGTTGAACATTTTTATAATACATATTGAGAAAATAATTAATAAAGTGCGTTAAAGAATTTAATTACTTTTAAAGGTAGTACATTAGATGGAAGAAATCGTGCTGGACCGCGGCGAAACTAATGTGATGAAACTCGATGATAACGAACAACGACTTATGGATGAAATTCAAATTTCAGCCCCGAGGCCGAAGAAGGTGCCGAGACCCGGTCAGAACTTCAGACCGCGCCCCTCGCCTGTGATGGAACACCAGGAAGAGATCGATGCGTTCGTGAATCCGTACAAGCAAACCGAACAACAGCCGCAAGAAGCCCCGCAGTACTTTGACGACGACGACGAAGAAGAAGACTACGTGGACGACGGCGGTGGCGGTGGGCACCACCAGTCGTACCAGGAGGAGCAGCCATCGAAGGGGTATAACTCGATCGACGAGGAAAAGAGTGACCTCCTCAACAAGTTGGCGCGGTTGGAACGTAAGGGATTTAACGTGAACAAGCGGTTGAACGCCTACAGCGCCGTCGAAGAGCTGCGAAGCGAGTACAAGCGGATCACGTACACGATCGATGTCGACCAAAGTATTAAATTTAGCCGACGAGCTCTCATGGCTTCTGTGACCGGTTTGGAGTTTCTTAATAAGCGGTATAATCCCTTTGAGCTCCAACTCGATGGCTGGTCCGAGAGTATCATGGAAAATTTGGACGACTACGATGGCGTGTTTGAGGAATTGCACGTCAAGTACGGCGAAAAAATGCAGGTTGCACCTGAAATCAAGCTCATGATGATGGTTGGTGGTTCTGCCATGATGTTCCACTTGACGAACTCCATGTTCAAGGCGGCGATTCCAAACATTCAGGATGTGTTGAAGCAGAATCCGGGCTTGACCCAAAGCATGGTCCAAGCCGTTCAAAACACCAAGCCGAGAAGTCAGGCGCCCAGTGCCGCCGATGGGTCCTACGACATGCAGGGGCCGGGATTTGACATCAGTAGCTTGATGGGCAACATCATGATGCCACCGCCGCCACCGATGAACAGCTCTCCGTCCATGATGCAAGAACCTCCCGTGGATGACGTCGAAGACGACATCTCTGACATCGTCGTCGAGGAGCTCTTGGAGGATGAAGAAAGCGACGTCAAGGAGGTTAACGTTCAGGATAAGGAAAAACCCAAAAAACGGGGTCGCAAGAAGAAGACAGAAATAAATCTTTAGTAACTAATAACACAGGATGATGGCATTAAGTATGTGCCCTTTGGAGGAGGAGGCGCCAATTGTTCGCGCCCCTCTCCAGAAACAGGTCAAAAACCCGCCTCGCGCGGTTCCGACGATGGAGGAAGAAACTGAGTGTAACTACGTTATTCTTTTCTTCATCGTTGGAGTCATCGTGCTCGCATTGCTCGATGCTGCATAAAATACTCACTCTCCCACGAGTATCTCTCGTGGTAAAGTTAGTACGTATACGAAGCTTTAGTGTTCGTGTTTGCTTTAATATTCAACAACTTTCCCCCAGAAGCGGTCATCATCTCGATGTAAAAGTCATAGTAATAGGCTGTCAATGCGAGACCACCTCTCGGCGATGTGTTGTTTGGGACAACGGAGAGCGTCGTCGCCGTCGTGGTCACTGTTTGTCTCCACGGATATGGATTCGTACCAGAAAATATGTTTTTTGTACCAACCGCGATTGGAATCGTCGATGTTTGCGTGTTATCGCTGTGTCCACCCTGCACTTCCAAAATCATCGTGGACAGGTATTTGCCATCAGCGGCGTAGCGCAATATGGCTGTGATTTTCGCATAAAACGCACCTTTATCAAACGTGAGAATAATATTTTTACCTTCGGTATCCAAGACGCTGAATGTGGCGCTGTATTGTTTTTTACCGAATGCACTCGAGTTGAAAATGGTACCACCCGCGACGTGAAGGGGTGCCAAAGGTGTGACGACACCGATACCAACGGCGTCACCGAATTCGATGCGCCCACCAAATATGATGTCGTCCTGTACCGTCAATGAACCCTGCACGACGACGTTCCCCCCACCCGGGTACAGGTATAAATCGTTATCATCTTTGTTCATGTATACGTTGGAAACCCCCGTGGATGTTTTAAAATTCACGATGGCGTTGCTCGTCGTGTGTTCAACGAGGAGATTACTCTTGTACAGGTGAAGATTCGCGGTGGGTTGGGATGTGCCGATGCCGACGTTACCATTTTTAATGATTGAAAGCGCGTCCACTTGTGTGTTGTTATTTAAATATCCGATGACCACGCTATTACTCGTCGAACCTTTTTGTGCTCTCATGAACCCCCCGTATCCGTCGTTTGTCGTGATTTGCATCGCCGTGTACTTGGACGCACTCGCACCGGGTGGTGATTGAATGTTCACGAGTGTGACGTCGCTCTCGGCGTCGTCGTAGACGAGTAAGGTGTGTGCCGGGTTCACAGCACTTTCACCGCTATTCACGAGGACTTTGCCATCGTTTTGAATGCGCATGCGTTCGAAGTCGCCAGTCTCACCGAAACGGAAAGACACGTCGCTCTGTAACAATGATTTCAACAAGTTTTTACCACTCGATGTCTCTGAAAGAATGTGTAAATTTGATGTATCCAAAAAATTGTCTTCTTTTATTTTAATGTTCCCTTCCACGTACAAACGAGTATCCGCGGCGAGGTCGTCTTCGGTGGAGTTGATGAGCACGCGTCGCTCTTTTTCGATACTGAGCACTGGGCGAACAAAGTAATCGATGGCAGCAATATCCGCGGCATCATCTAATATGTCCTCGACGTTACCACTCGTGATAGGAATCGTGGTGCTGTATGTGTTGAACACGTGCCTGGCCGCGATGTGTCGAATTTGGTCAGGGCCATCGCTCCCCTCGGAGTTGTCTGTTTTAAATAAAACAAGTTCAGTTCTTCCCTGCGTGCCATAGTTTTTTTCTTGAAAGAAAGATTCATCCGTGCCGTCAGTGCCAGCGGTGACACCCTTGAAGGAGAGTTTGTTTCCAACCCTGACGTCGCCGTCCACGTGCAACTGGTCCGTGGGGTCGTTCACGTTAATCCCAACTTTACCGGATGCATCTATGACAAACCTGGTCGCGGCGCCTAACGTGGAGGCATCGTTTGCAATTTTAAATTTAGAGTTGTCCCCGAACGCCCCACCGACCGACCAACCCGTCGTCGCACCCGTCGTGACTTTGTAGCTACTGAACGCGTCCCCACCGGCGTCGTTCACCTCCATGCACACGATGGCATCTTGGTTATCTTCGTCAATCGCGTTGTGGACTAAAATACCATTGGTTCTTGGATTTTCAGAACCCGAGGCGCGCACTTCCAGTTTTGAGACGGGCGTGTGCGTCCCTATACCCACGAGACCATCGGAGAGAAAAGTCATGATGACGTTCGATGTGGCGTAATTATTGTGTGCTAAATTCACATCTAATCGAGTTCTCGATGTGTCGTTGACGATGGCGTGTTTACCCACCGATAAACTCGCCCGCGCCCCTTGCGTGGTGCCCGTGGTCGCGTCTCTGCACAATTGTAAAACGGGTCTCATGTCATCCGCGACGTTCGCGAGTCTCGTGTTCGTGATTGTCATCGGACACGATTCGTGGTAAAAGTTATTGCTCGCGTTCACTTGTGAGTTGACGAACACATTTCCAGTGACCTGCAGGCCCAGGGGTTGGGGTGCGCTCGTGCCTATACCGACTCGACCAGACTCCAATATCGTCATCTTTGGATTTCCCACCACACCCGTAGAACTCACGTGCACGTTGAATCCTTTGCCACTGAGCACGCGACTTTGTAGATACGTGTGTCCCGCCGATGGGTCCACGTAGGACCGCATCCCGGTGATACCCCCCCACGGGTCACCCAACGTCATCGCATTACTCCCGACGACGTGCACGCTTCCACCTATCGTGAGATTTGCCGATGGATTCGTGTTTGCGATGCCAATCATGCCCCGAGCATTCATCACGAGACGTTCGGTATTTTTAGTCTTCAACTTGATGAACTGCTTCGCGACATCGGTCGCGCCGGATGATAGTTCGATGACACTCACGTTGGCCGCGACTGCCCCAGCTTTGAGCACGAGCGAATTATTTGTGTTGTCCGAGCCATAATCATCTGCGTGGACGACGATGCCCCCAGTGGATTTAATGTAATTGTCCTGGTTCGAGTCGATGTTCGACTTCCCACCGAGGCGCACGTCACCACCAACGTGAAGGGCTTCATCGGGGCTATACTGACGAATGCCTATTTTATCTAAAGCCATGAATCTTTCGCTCACCACGTTGCCGTGAAACATGGCCAGGTTCGCGCCGACTTCATGCATGTGAATGTTTGAGCCTATGCAAAGCGTGTGCACGGGGTTTGTGTTTGCGATACCAACTCTGTCTGTCGCAAAAAGTGTCGTAAACGCCGCGCGTCCATCAACCTGAAAAATATTTGAGGCGGTGTCGTCGACGACAACGTTAGAGCCCAAATTAAATCCACGACCAAACGTCATGCGTTCGGCGTAAATGTTCCCTAGGACGTTGAGGACATTAGACGCCGTGTCGTGCGCCCAGAGGTTTGCACCCACGTTTAAGTGATGCACGGGATTTACATTCCCCGCACCGATGTTGTGTATCGTGTACACGTTCCCGTACACACGAACATCTACGTTTGAATTTTGAAGAATATCGATGTTCTCATCTTCGGGACCCGAGATTGTTCGACCAACCTTAATTTCCCCAGGATTTGGAAAGTACCCAATAAAAACATTTGATGGGTCTTGGTGAAATAAAACAGCGGTGTCGAACGTCCCCGTGTCGTTTCCAGCGCCGACTTCTAAAATAGCGTTCGTCACAGACAGGTTTTCCTGACGCGCATAGATGGATGTGTCTGTGATGTATACGTTTCCTTCGACGTACAGGTTGCCATACACCGTCAAGTCGCCGGTCGTGTCTACGTTTCCAGTCACGGAGAGTACTGGGTCACCCACGTCGTTCACCACTAAGTTTGAACCGAATTCAAGCCCCTCCTCGATTGTAATCTTCGTGGCTGTGATGTTACCAGTCAGTGCGAGGTCGCCCGAAGCGCTGATGCCCTGGGATATGATTAAATTCTCGCACGACACGTTACCTTCCGCGACGAGTAAGTTTTCCCCTTGGCTATCGACGTACACCCGTTTTCCCACATCGTTAACCTGGAAAGGGAAGACGGGCGACGCCGTGTTCACACCGAGTTGTGTGCTCACAAACGCCTGCTCTAACTCTGTGCGCTTTTTCACGGAAAGGGTTGTGGCACCTTCGACATTCATCCATAGGTTCGAGCCTAGGTCAAAGTTATGTGTCGGATAAAGGTTTGCGATACCAATGTTCGACGTGAATACATTCGATGCTTCTAAATCACCTGTAAAGATATTCTGCTCAACTTGGTTACTCAAGTCCTCTGTGGGACGCTGAGGGTCCAAGCGAACAAGAGTGACCTGGTCAAATTTCCCAGTACTCCCTAAGAAGACCATATTCTACTTTAACTTCCGAATAAAATTCCACCTAAACCATCCTTCAATCGGAGCACGTTGTACGAAACTGCGATGATGTGTAAGTCCTGGTTACTCGGTCTCGCAGACCCTTTCTCGGCTCCGCGGAGGATAAGCTTTGCTGAGTCAAGACGCGAAAAGTTCGTCGTACCATTCGGGAAATATTCTGATGCATTCAGACCAAAGTGATAGGCGAAGAACCGGGTGTAAAACGGGTTTGAGTTATCGTTGTTGAATTCGCTGTTGCCATAGCACGATTTCAAATAATTTTGAACCGTGTGGAAATACGTGGGTGTCATTTTTTCAAATAAAATTTGACCATTCAAAAGAATATCGGCTTCTCTGAACGTGAAACGGTCGGTCTCTTTGTTATTTAACATGGCGTTGAAACCAAAAAAGATTGATTTCACCGGGTGCGAAAAATACGACATGTCCACGTTGTTGTAACCACCAGTTTGAACGATGTTGTCGACCACCGTTTCCAAAGGTGCCCTGATGGATTGTACTTGTGTCACTAATAAATCCACTTGTCGACTGACCAGTTGTTCTCTCTCACGAGTATCCAGGTACACGAAGTTCGCGTACACTTTCAAACTTTTCTGAGCCTGCGTGCGCCCATAATCCGAAAAATGTGTCGCTTTAAAATTTACTTTAACCTCAACCTCGTGATAGGCCAGACAGCACAGAGGTAAAAATGCTTTGTGGTCGCAGAAAAAGAAATGAAGGGGTTGAAAATTCGTATCCGTCGTCGACACTTTGTTGTTAATTTGCGTACTCTTCGTGTACGTGTCCGCGAGGTAATTCGTCCAGATGTCCGAAATGTATTCAAACGGCTGAGAATCCACTTTTTGTCCCCCGATGTAAAGATCTATCGTGGATTCGTAGAACACGTTCGCCACGATGTGCCCCTCGACCCAAAGCGCGTTGATGATGTCACCATCCGAGGGAATCTTAAAACTCCAATTATTTTCATCAAGGGTGGCGATGTGCTTCGGGGCTTGTGAAAAATTTGTATGTCTTGTGTATTTCATTTTAAAATGCGACATGTCACTATCGTCGTTTGTTATGTAAACATCCTGTGCGCCCTTACTCACGAGCGAAACGAGAGCCATACTACTATTAAGATATATTTAAAAATAGACATTTTCCCTGAGGCAGTTCATTGTTCTCCACCCGTTCACCACCACTTCCATGAATCTTAAATCCACCGGCTTTGTACACTTTCAAGCGTTTGTACCACATCGCCGTCAAAAGACTCCACTGGTCACTGATGTCGTAAATGTGTGGATTGTTTTGTTTCCCCTTTGTCTCTCGCATGACTCGTCCGATGCTCTGCTGAATGTCAGATTTTGGCGTCGCTAATATGACGGTGTCGAGGGTGGGGATGTCTAAACCCTCGTGTGCCTGAGAAAAAGTTGCGATGATTATTTTTTTCGTCGAACTCTCTTGAAGGTCTTTCTCTTTCATGCCACCCATGTAAAGTCCCGAATTTTTGGGAAAACATTGATGCAACATCTGACAATGTAAACGCCGGTCGCTGAGCACTAAAAGTTGTCTCGACCCCGCCGAAGCTTTTTTAATGAGTTCCACTAACATTTGATTTCTTTGCCGACATTCCACGAGTTCGGTGATCATGTTCACGAGTGAAATCTTACCGAACCTCGTGCAGGGTGGCGGGTTTTTAAACATCGGGTGCTCGTATTTCACCGGGAAAACTTCAACTTGTGCTTGATTTTTACGTTCCACTGCAAAAAATGTGGGACCCATGAACCAGTGCAAAACTTTCGTCAAACCATCTTTACGCTCAGGGGTTGCCGAAAGTCCGAAGACGTGGCGGGGACACATGCGAAAAAGACTTTGTGAAAACACTTTGGCACAAATGTGGTGCGCTTCATCGACGATGAGTGTGCCGATGGACTCGAAATCATCGAAAGTGTACTCCTTCAACGACATGGATTGCAACATCGCGATGACGAAGTCCGCGTCGGTTTCTTTTTTATTTTGCTGCACGCGACCGATGGACGCGCCCGGGCAAAACTGACGAATCCGCTCCTCCCACTGCGCCGCGAGGAATTCTTTGTGCACGACTATCATCGTTCGATACCCCAACTTACACGCTATGGCCAACGCCACGGTCGTCTTTCCATATCCACAAGGGAGCGAAAGAACGCCGTGACCTGCTTTGAGAGCTGCGGCGAGCGCGGCGTTTTGGTGCGTGGCGTCGCGGAGGGTGCCACTAAATTTGATGTTTGTTTTCGTGGGAGGGGGGCGTCTGTCTTCTCTAGGCTCGCCAAGTTTAGAAGTTCCGTAGAATCTTGGAACGCAGATTCCATTCTTAGTCTTCCGATATACTCTAAAAGGCGGTGGAGGGAATCCGAAATCACCATTCACCTCGGGTCTTACCGTAAGTTCTTTTTTTATTTCAGCGAGTGGACCATCAGAAACAATGTATCCACTTCTTGTCAACATTTAATAATTTAAAGAGTATTAACTTTAATTTATTAAATGCCGCTCGTCAGTGTCGAAGAAAACATCAAGGGATTGCAGCGCCAAATTATTGAAATGAGTCAGGAAATTCACAGACTCGAAGGCATGTTACGTGTTTTCGTTGAATTCCAAAAGAATGGTCTGAAGGAGGTTGACCTCCCGGGCGCCCTCCCGAAGGAGCGCATTGAAGAAGAAGAAGAATCCGTCATTGAAACGTAAGAATGCGCTACGGGGGTGGAGTCTCAAACCTGTACACGGTGTTTGGTGCACGTCCCACGCGTTTGGGGGAGGGTACACCACCACCACCACGTGGGGTTATTGGGTACGTTCTGCCACCCGGACTGATTTCAGCAATTTGCACACCACCCCTATTCACAACTTCTGCGACGGCATCCACGGCGATTTCCAAAGCCTGACCGAATGGTGCGGGTGCGAGTTGTCTGATTTTCAGCTTTGTAAAGTACGGGAGGGCCTTTCTCGCCACGAGTGTACCCGACGTGGCGAGTGCTTTCATCGCGGCGTCTTCCACGAAAGAACCAACTAGAGTTTCGTAGATTTTGTAAGCCACGCTCGTTGTTAATTTTAATTTTTCAATGTAGACTTGATACATGAACACGAAAATCATCGGCGTGACCACGGAAAGCGTGTACCGATGCGTCGCTTTTTGATACAACGTCGTCAACGTCCCCTTCAAAAAATTCCGCACACTCGGTGGAAATGATGGCATCATCGTCACAATAAAAGTGTAATAGCTGTACACGAACAGAGATGTCATGTACTGGCCAACCTTTGATTTCTTGTTTTTGCCATACGTCGCGAACGCCTCCTCGTAAAGCGTGTACATTGGGGAAAATTGTTTCGTCTTGAACTGCGCAAACCAAAACACCGCGCGCTTCGCCCATCGTTCGGGGGTGTACGTGGCCGAAAGCCATGGTTTCATGAAAGGAAGTCCACGGGGAAACACGTTTAAAACGCGATTCGCGTCGATTTGCACTGGGGACATGCCCATGCCCATGATACCCGTGAGAAGCACCACCGCACTTATCATGGCTTCACTCACCAGACCCTCCTGGAGCATGTTCTTCGTGTCGCGCGCCGCCTTTTCGGCGAGATTGACGATTTGACGGGTCGTGTCCATGCTCAATCCATTCT